CGATGAATGGTAACATCGATACACTTCGTGTAGAGATACAACAGTTTGCCTCATCAGTCTCACTCAGTGGTGGTCGTAAGTACGTCATCCTCGACGAAGCAGACTATCTCAATCCAAACTCAACTCAACCAGCACTTCGCAACTTCATGGAAGAATACTCCAAGAATTGTGGCTTCATTCTGACTTGTAACTTTAAGAACAAGATTATCGAACCTCTTCACTCTCGATGTAGCGTGATTGAATTCAAGATCGCCAAAGATGACAAGCCAGATATGGCAGCTCAACTCTTCAAGCGTGTTATCAATATTCTCAAGACCGAGAATGTAGACTTTGATCAAAAGGCAGTTGCCGAAGTAATCAGTAAATATTTTCCAGATAATCGAAGGATTCTAAATGAACTACAACGATACTCTGCTACTGGCAGGATTGACACTGGTGTACTTGCTAATCTTCACGAGACTACACTACAAAATCTTGTTAAAGCTTTACGAGACAAAGACTTTACCACCGTCCGAAAGTGGGTCGCAGACAACTCAGACGTAGAAGCCGCTACCATCTTTCGTCAGATCTACAATAAGTGTTCTGACTTCATGAAACCTGGCAGTGTGCCTCAACTCGTTCTCATTCTCGCCGATTATCAATACAAGGATGCATTCGTTGCTGATCACGAGATCAATATGACTGCATGCCTCACCGAGATTATGGTCAACTGTGAGTTCTCGTAATGTGGAGAATTTGGGCCAAATCACTCGGAGAAAAAGTAGGCGAAACAGATTCACAAGCAGATGCAGTAGCTATCATCAGGACCTTCTGGTGGCTCCTCCATGTGATTACCTGTTTCTTTATAATCATACACAATGGTCATAATTTAGGATGGTGGTAATGTTTAAGAGAAAGCCGAAGAGAATATGCCAAATACCCAACTGCAGTAATGTACTTCCCGAAGAACCAGCTGTAATATACATGGGTGAGTATGCGTTCGATGTATGTGAAGAATGCGAGAAACTAATGGAAGTTATACAACAGAAAACGGAGGAACACTATGGCGACGAGTCCCTTTGATTATCTGAACTCTATCAATGTTACAAAAAAGAACATGATGCGAGACACAGATAACGACTCTCTCGCTGAGAAAGATTACAATGCTTTCATTGTCAATCGAGGTCTATCATACTTCCAAGATACTGTCACTATTGCAAATGAGATGAATATCCATCATGAGCTCGATCACCTTCTTCAATACGAGTTTCTTATAAATATCGTTAGACCACGAAAACGATTCTCGAAGTGGTTTAAAAAAGAGCAAGACAGTGATGTTGAAGCAATCGCAGAGTTCTATGGTTATAGTAATGAAAGAGCCGCACAAGCATTGACTATCCTGTCTGATGAGCAAATAAAAATAATAAAAGCAAAATTAGAAAAAGGTGGTTAAGTATGAGTGCGGTAGAATCTCTAGTTGAAGTTACCCTCCAGAGTCAAGACGATTTCCTCAAGGTACGTGAAACACTTACACGTATTGGTATTGCATCTCCAAAAGAAAAGAAACTCTATCAGTCATGTCACATCCTTCATAAGCGTGGCAAATATTATATCGTTCACTTCAAAGAATTGTTTGCCCTCGATGGCAAGCCTACAAATTTTTCTGAAGAGGACCAGGGCAGACGCAATACAATTACAAAGCTTCTTTCAGACTGGAATCTCATTTCAGTTGTAAATGAAGAATCAGTCAATGTTCCAGCAGCCCCCATGAATCAAATCAAAATCATTGCTCATAAAGATAAGCATGATTGGGAACTAGTGGCTAAATACAATATAGGTAACAAAAAAAGGTAGTAAGTTATTGATTTTCTTATGAAAAAAATTGTAACTAATCGGCATGTACAATCCAAGCTCCGTATAGTAGAATGGGCATATAAATTGGAGATTGTATGACTAAAGTATACACTAAAAAACTTACTCCTGTTATGCGCAAGATGGCTAGAGACATAGTTCCTTTTTGCGTTAAAAAACTAATGCCTCGTGTTCGTGATGTACAAATTACTATCGAAGGTGTTAAAAATCTCGTTAAAAACGAGGGTATACATGGCGATGTGCTTTATGATTATGTAGATCCTACTACACGACCTAAAGACTTTACCATACGCGTAGATCTAACTGATGATCTGCAAGAATTCTTACGTGTCATCTGCCACGAAATGGTTCATGTTAAACAGTGGGCCCGTGGTGAGATGTATTCGTATGACCGACATCCTAATCTGACTCGTTGGCACAAGCAAAAGATTGACCACGATAAGATGGATTATTATGAACAACCATGGGAAATCGAAGCCCATGGACGTGAAGAAGGCCTTACGGTCTCTTTCTTACAAGAACATGAAAAGTGGGCAGGATTTGTCTATGGAATTATTGAAGATTACAAAATGCAGCGACCCAAGCAAATGGTACTCAACCCACGTTGGTGAGACATTTCCGCTCTTAGAAACATTTCCAACAGAATATCTTACACGTCAATTACCTGATAACGAATTTGGTGTCAGGTTCTTGAATTATGTGGCAAAAGAAGATGCTGAACTAATACACGCATTTCCATTGGCAGAAAATCCAAATGACTGATGATGTAATAGTAAAAGCAATGGAAGAATGTGGTGAACTCGTTCAGGCATGTTCTAAATACTTAAATCGTGGGGGAAAACGAAACGAAGGCAAAGTGCTCGAAGAAGCTGCCGATGCTCTCGTTATGATTACTGCTCTGCTACAAACACTCGACATTGATGAAGATAAATTCCTCAAGCGAGTAGAGAAGAGCAAGAACAAATTTGACAAATATTATGGAGAAAATAATGACTGATACAGTAACATTAGTAACGGCAGGCGGTGAGATGGTTGGTCGTCTAAAAGAAGAAGACGATACAACTATTACATTAGAAAGTCCTCGAGCATTTGTACAGACAGAGCAAGGCGTAGGTTTTGCTCCGAGTGTATGTCTGACGGGTGTACGAAATCCTGATTCTATCACCTTTAATCGAGCTGCAGTGATTTTAATGTGTGAAACTGAAGAACAAGTCTCTAAAATGTGGTTACAAACAACAACAGGTTTAGTAGTATGAGCATGTTTGTACGAGACAAATTAATTCTTACAGATTGTGATGGAGTCATGCTCGATTGGACTTACTCGTTCGATCAATGGATGAAACGTCATGGATATCGTATTCAAAATTACAATGAATATGATATTGGCAAGAAGTATGATGTAGGTTTTGCCGAAAAGAAAAGACTCACTCGCATGTTCAACGAGTCTGCCTCTATTCGTAAGATACCACCGTTGCGAGATGCTATCAAGTACATTCGTAAGTTGCACGAAGAGCATGGTTATATCTTTCACGTAATCACATCGTTGAGTGATGACGAGTATGCCCAGCATCTCAGGACTAAAAATCTCTGTGAGACGTTTGGTCATACTGTCTTTGAAAAGTATGTGTACCTTGACTGTGGTGCTGATAAGAATGAAGCGTTAGCTAAATACAAAGATACAGGTTGTTATTGGATCGAAGACAAACCAGAGAATGCGCTTGCTGGCAAAATAGCTGGTTTAGAATGTTTGCTAATGGCACACGGTCATAACACACATTGTTTTAATGTGCCTCGTATGCAAAATTGGAAAGAGATTTACGAGATTATTGTTGCATGAAAGAATTAAATAAAAATTGGTTTTCTGATCCTGTCAGAGGTGATTTCCACCGTCGTTATCATGTATTATATCAAGGTTCTAAAGATGATGTCAGAGGTACATTCGCAGAAAAATTTTATGACGAATATAAACATGTTAGGATAGTACCGCTTAGCGTAGTGAATTCAAGAACTAGATTTAGTAAAGAAGAATGGCTATGGGAATTTAATTGGGGTAGTGAATTAGAATTAATTACAACACGCGCGCTCGAATGTTTGCGTAATATTGGGATGTTTAGCAACTCTGACATTGTAGATGACGATGATATACCATGGTATGAAGCCAATGGTAGAGGTTTTAAAGCAGTATATCGAAGATTTATTAAAATGCATTGGTTGATTAATGACATTCAAAAAAATGGTTGTTTAGAACCGATAACTGGAGTAGTTCATGGTAATACTAAAAACCAACTGAGCACAATGACATATGCCTGTCATTTTCATCCAGGCTCATTTCGAAGAGAAGCCATTCCATTAATGGGTAAAGATATAAAATGTATCATATTCGATCCATATAATGTTTTTTATGATTATCCCAAAGCAAATCTAAAACAAATTTTAGAATTATACGAAGATGTAAATGAGACGATAGAAATATTTTTTCATCCAGGAGGCGGACAAAAATTACTGACTACGCAAATTTTGAATATGTCTAAAGGCTGTCGTAATACTTCAATGTTCGACAATCAAATAAATTGGGAAAAAAATATAAGGCATATGTTTGATAAGCCTTTGACTATTTTTATTGGCTATGATAGTCGACATCAAGAAGCAACAAAAAATTGTCATAATTCTATTTGTAAACATCTGAAGACAAAAGATATAAACATTAAATATATCGATGTATCTCAGATAGAAGAATACACGAGAGAATACAAAAATCAATCAACAGAATTTTCTTATTCTAGATTTTTGGCTCCTTATCTCTGTGATTATGAAGGCGTAAGTATTTTCTGTGACGATGATTTTATTTTTACTGCAAATATCTTAAACTTAATTTGGTTCATATCACACGAACACTCAGTTGCTTGCGTCAAACATGATTTCCAGCACAAGTATGATACAAAGTTTACAGGAGACAAAGATGTATGGTATGATAAGAAGTTATGGTCAAGCTTGATGGTGTTTAATAACAGTCATCCTGATTGTAAAAAGCTGACTCCAGAATTAATCAACACAGCTGACGGAAAATATCTACATCAGTTTGAATGGACAAGCGATGACAAAATAGGATCTATACCTAAGAAGTGGAATTGGTGTGAAGGCTACGATGATCCAAAAGACATAGTAAATTCAACCGGTTTGCATTGGACTCGCGGAGGTCCATGGATAGATGGCATGGATTGTAGTGAAATTGATGGATTAGCAGAATATATGCTTTTGACAGACTCGTTTGATAGTACAAAATATTACACGTCTGTTGAGATAGAAAAATATTTTGATTATGAAGATGCAGAGATTGCTGGGGATGGCACTGTGTATCTTAAAGAAAAATAAATAGAGATGTTCGCTGAAGTTTGTATTAGGAAGTTTGGACGCGGGTTCGACTCCCGCCGCCTCCACCATAAACACATTGGCACGGATGTACAGTGTCGAAAATAAGACCAGTGTGTTTATGATGGGGGCGTTATGGATTCGACAGGCAACTGAAAGCAAATGGAGAACCGTCCATGAACGCTGACGTAAAACGGTGGTTCAACCAAATAGTTGCAAATGATGACAACTACTACGGTGATTACGCACTAGCTGCATGATCCCGCGGGGCGGCCACTGCCTTGTAATCCAAGTGTGGCATTTACAGAGGTTTCTATGACAAAAGAACGAATGAAAGATCTATTGATTATTGGTATGTTGCCCTTTGTAGTAGTAGCTTATAAAACTACGGATTGGAGCTTTTTAAGTCCATTATCTGATGTAGAGAGAAAGTGCGACATATTCCATGAAAATGCAGAACCAGCTCACAAGTGTGAGGCATGGTAAAAAAATCATTACTGCCTTATGGTGTATCAAGTAGCGATCCTGCATTTGATTTACCAGACGTAGCAAAATTTCAATCGGAAAAAACTACTGCTGCATCATTATATTTTAATGTCAAGCTAAAACAACTAGAAGACGAATATGATAAACTAGTTGATCAAGCTAAAGATACGTTGATGGTTTTTAATGCACATTATAATTTTGTTCCGAGAATAGGGCATACTTATCATCTGTACAAAGATGGTGATAGACATATATTGTCTATGATAGAAAATTGGAATAGATTCGAATATATAGATAGTTTTCAGTTTACAAGCGATAGTACTTGGATTAAAATCAAATGAGTTGGTTACAAAAAATTACTGGGTTTATGGAAAAGCCAGTTGAAAAAAATGTTATAGATAAAACTATAATTGAAAAGCTACCACAAGAAGGCGAAGTTACGAAAGTATATGAAGCTCGATGGGTGTGGTATCATACTTTGTTGGCTGTAGAATTGTTTATTACGAATCTACTATTAATGTTAATTCTTTTTGTGTTGGCAATCAAATGAGTTCACAATGGCACGGCGGTAAAGGTTCAGCTCGAAGGCCCGCTACGATTGATCGGGCTAAGTGGGAAGAAAACTACCACAAAATTTTTGGTTATAAAGAAAAAAATAAATGTCAAGAATGTGGTGAAACAGACGGGATGCATACCAATCGATGCATCCATAATAAAAGGAGTAAATAATGGGATCATTGGCATTTATGTTCTTAGGTTTGACTATTGCTGGTCTAGCCGTCCTCTTATGGGACATTAGTTAAAAGTGTAAATATTTACATTACTATGTACATATCTGGCCCATGCTGTAGAATGGGCCTTTGTTATGGAGATATGCGCATGGGTATGATGTTCACAAATAGTCTCAGATATGACATGCAAGGCCGCAAGCGCAAAGCTCGTAAGGTCCGCGGTGAAGTTTACGTAAAGTATAGTCCACCAGCATTTCAGCCCCTCCAAGCATCCAGTGGTCCTGTCAGACGTGACGAAGGTGTCGTATATAAGTCTGCAGAAGATCATGGTCCTATCGCCCTCGCGCGCCCAGAAGCTCAGAAATACACAGGAACGTTGGTCAAAGGTATCGCCACGATGCACAAGTCTAATGCTGTCCCTGTCATCGATCAGGAGCAAGCTACCGACATCTCGAGTATGAGACGGTAGTTTCTTATAACAAAATAGTCTAAGAAAATCTCTTTTAAAATCAATAGCTTGTAAGTGTCCAGAAACTCTAATCAAATCAATAACTTAGAGATGTACTTCTTCGGTCCCTGCTGTATAATGGTACCTGTAAATTAATGAAGGGCTTACCATGCGAGACGAAATTTTAGCTATCTATGAAGCGCACTCTTTCAGAATCGAAGGCAAGTGGTTCTGTTCTTATGATTCAGTGTACGATGATCTCCGCGACCTTTTTCCTCAAAAAAACCACGAGCAAATCTGTGAACTGATGGAGCAATATCAATGA